CCTGTTGTATATTGAGTTGCCTTTGCAGCATCATAGTAAAATCTAAACGGATGACTACTATTTGAACTGTCTGACACATCAAAACGATATGTTCTGCCAGGCGTAAGTGTTAGAAAAGGTGATTGAACGTTGTCTAGAACATATCCCTGACTACTACCTGATCCGTAGTATCTGTGTTCTCCATCAACCTTACTTGCAACCTTAACTGTGATTGTTTTAGTTGATGCGTGTGGAGCAATTAGATGACTGTATCCTGAGAACTGTGCAGCAGTAACAATCCCAGTATATACGATACTATCAGTACTACCACCACTTGCATCTGCACCCTTGAACTTTCCACTTGAAGAATCATATTTTAAAAACTTACCATCAACCTTTGCGGTGTCTTCATCAACATCATCAAGCTTTAGAAGATTAACTTCACCAGATCCTGGCCCATGTGCAAGAACTTTATATAATATATCTCTTACTTGTTTAATCTCTCCCTTAAGATCATCAATATTTGTTTCATCGGAATTTTCAATCTCTTCTTTAATATTTGTTTCTTCAATAAACTTGATTGCTTGTGCAACAGTATCACTTATTTCTGGTGTTTTAATTGGTTCTGGTTCAATAATATTTACTGCATCAACTTCAGTAAATTTGATATTATCTCCATTATTCCAATCTTGAACAACTAAAGGTTCATCCTCTTCTAATTTTGAAACATCAAAGTCTTCAGGCACACCTACAGTCACTGCTGGTTCAGTAATATCCTTAACTTCTTTTGGATTCTCGATTACATCTATTATCGAATCTAGTTGTTCAATTAATTTTTTCTCTTTCTTTTTTTGTTTT